CTTCAATAACTTTACCTTCTTCGTATATCTCAACAAGGCCTTGAGAAACCCATGACGCCACGTTTCTTGTGATCACGAAATCAGCAACACCACCAGCAGAGCTGTACTTACGTGGAGGATTAACCTCACTATCCCATAATTCAATATTGTCTTTAAGTACTTTACCTTTTAGTGATTTCAGTTCCATGTGCGTCCTCCTTGATTAGTACAGAGCCCGAGCGTTGCTGCCCGGGCCCTGTTGTAAAACTAGATGATCAACATCTTTGCTGCTTCGTTGTACAGCTTAGCGTAACCAGCCACTTCGCTCATTACCATAGTTTCTAATTGACGATTGATAATTTTATCATACTCAGTCGTTAGATCTAATTCATAGATTTCTTCCATGAAGCTACGGATATCATAACCAATGATGCGACTTGCTGCTACAGTATTAGTGTAGTCAGGAACTAGGCGAGTACCGAACGGAGTTACCAATTCACCAGTCTTCTGGAAGTTAAATCCAGCTTGTGGGTCTTTGAATTCAGGCAACAACAGAATTTCAGTACATACATCTTTACGAGCCAACCAACGGTTCATTTCGTAAGGAACAATGCTGAACCAAAAGTTAACTAGATCTTCGTATGTAAGAACTCCGACAGCGGCAACGTTCATTGTGCTGATCGGGTTAGAGTTACCATCACCATTTACAGCAACATTGATAGCTGCAGCAAACTTAGCATCAGCCATGTATGCGCCGATTTGTTGAAGATGGATGTCTAACGTATTTACTTTACGACGACGCAGGGATTCGTAAGAGCTCTGTAATTCCAAACCGAATTTATAGATATGGATATCAGAAGCGCTCAAGCCGATTGATGCAGTTGGGAAAGGTCCAGCTTCGCCAACTCTTTTTAACTTAAACTTAGAAGTGTCGGAAAGATCTAACTTAACGCTCTTGTAAGAATCAGTATCAATCTTTGTGCGGGTCGCAACCAGTTCTTCGATTTTACCAAACGTCTGCATACCAATGCGAACTTGACGATTGATGTATTCTGGGAACAATAAAGCATTATCCTCTGTACCATAGAAACGTTCAACAGTAACAGCGTTAGGGCCGTCAACGTGAAGGTTGCGTTTCATTAACTGACGTTCGAAAGCGTCAAGCTTTGAGTCTGGAGCAGAAGGATCCATGATTTCAAGAACGTCTGACAAGTTACCAATGTAACGAGAAGTATCAGCATCTTGTGAACCAATGCGGCTATACATACCTTTGTCTAATTTCAAGTCAAAGGCATTGTCACCGATTCTCTGTTTAACTAATTCTAAATATTTTGACATTTGTGTTTCCTCCTTATTTTAATTCTACAACAACTTTAGTATTGGTAGTATCCACTTTCACGACAATGTGTGGAGCAGTTATAGAAAGAGCTGCGGCTTTTACAAGGCCTGCAGTAGCGGAGATAGCAATCGATGCGCCAACTGTTGGAGCAGCGCCTGTGTATCCGAATTCTGCGAAACCTTTGTTCTGAACAGAGATATCATCATTCGCACCAGCAATGTTAGTACCGGATTTGAAATCATTCTTAACTGCGTTGATAGATTGGATTTTACCATAAACTCTATCATTATCAGCACCGCGACCAAACTTTGCAATGCCTGCATCGTTAACAAGCGTAACTGGTTTACCTAAGTCAGCGTAAACGAAGTTAGCGCCAGTAGCTGGCAGTAAACAAATAACATCAGCCTGAGCACCTCTTAAATCAAATTCATTAATTCCTGACATAATTATTCCTCCTTATTTTTTTGTAGAGAAAGCTGCTTCCGGTAACATGCTTGCAACCGAAACTTGCTTCTCTTCTTTTTTGACTTCTTTTTTCACTTCTTGCGTTTCGAATCTAGCACCGCAATTTTTGCAGTCTAAACTCTTTGCGCCAGCCTCATCCAACACGCGATCACTACCGCAATGTGGGCAAGCATCTGGATCAAACGCACGGCTAACTACGGCTGGAGGGAACATATCATAATATTCCTGACGAGCCTCGTTACCAACCTTAAGAACTTCTTCAAGAGTGATTGATTTTTCATCAACACGTTTGTTGAAGTCAGTAAGTTTTGCTTCGTCCTTTTTAGCTTTAGCCATGATGTTTAAGAATCTGCGAGATTCGTTAGTTGCTTGCGCAATGTATGAATCAGCAGCTGCTACTTTAGGCTCTAACTCAGTAACGCGAGCTGTCGCAGTTACAAGTTCAGCATCAGTAGCCTTAATATCATTAACCAAAGATTCAAGGAGTCTGCTTCCTTCTGCAGAAAGTTCTTTCGCTTTATCTAAATCAATAGCACCATCGGCGCGGGTAAACCCAGCCTCAGATGTAGTGAGAAGACTTGTCGCAAGAGTTTCAGCTTCCTTTACTCGTTTAGCAATTTCTTCTTTCATCTTAATCTCCTTTCAAATTTAAACCTAGAAATAATAAATCCGGTTATTTGTTATTTCCAGCATCAAGGTAGGCTTCAACGTTTCCATTGACGACCACGGGTTTCAGTGTAAACTCCACTGGTAGCCCGCCCCTTTTAACTTCGCTTAATCTTACACGAATTGAACCAGAAGATAAAGCCTCGACTTCAGCTTCTCCGGAACAAATCGTACGAGCCTTCTTTTTCTTCTCAGCATTAATCATTTCAATATGCTTATCTATATGTGTTTGCGCTGCTTTCAATTTTGCTTCAGGAGCAAACTTAATCTTGCCAATCAACTTCGCTGCAGCGGTCAGATGCGCCTTATCAACATCAGGACCAGTCCATGTATGCCCTTTTGAAACAGCCGCGAAATGATGAGGAAGCATTCTTACCTTGCCACCATTCTTTGTTGAATATAATAATGCAAATGCATTGTCCGGAAGATTATTTTTTTCCTTAGCGCTCTTAAATGGCTTACGCTCGTCAGTGCTTTCTTCTACACCAGAAACAGAATCAAAGAATACGCGCTGTAGTCCAGCAACTTCATCGTTGATACCACCATTGATTGCGATAACATAAAGGTTGCCTTCGTGTTCGATCTCTAATATTCTAAACTGAGAATCAACATCCCAGTGATGTTCTAGTATGTAGCGATTTTTTTTCTTCGTCTTACATGCTTCGTCAGTTTCGAATTCAAGCTCACACTTAGAACATTTCTTTGCGTCCATAGGATTCATTGTACCGCACTTCGGACACTTCTTCATTTTGTCATCAGCCTTATCTTCTTGCTGATTAAATTTATATTTACACTTTGGACACTCTTCGCAATCTTGATCACAAGACATGCCGCACTTGGGGCATTTCTTTTTCTTGGCAGTAGCACGAGTCTCATCAAAGGCCTCGACTATGCGCTCGATTGTGATCAATGAATCAGGAGAAGCGTATTCAGATACGCGGATGACAACACTTGGCTCAGCCATCATGTATGTGCCGTCGTCACGTTTCTTGATGTAGCAAACCGATAACCGCAAACAATCATCTTTATCTGCGTACACTTGAGTCTGGAATGTAGATCCGAGTTCTCGTATTGCTCCGTTGTCGTCAAGAACCCCAACCTTGTAAGTATAAACGTTTTTACCAACGTCATTGCGTTCGATAACCACAGCGGTAAACTCAGACTGCCTCTTCCACTTATACCAATTTCTACCCGAATCGTAAGCGGATGATTCAGTTTTAATAACTGCACCTTCGCGTGATGATATTTGGTCAAGCAGGTTGAATACTGCTTCTCCGCCTTCAGCCCTGACATTAGCAACCCTATTGATGTTTGCTGTTGTTTTAATGTTAGCATTTAATATTCCTATACGATCTTTTAATTCATCCTTGGATAAATCTCTTCCGTTAAAGTATACAATATCGAAAGCCTTAAATACAAAGTTTCTATCATCAGTTGCTTTATTGACACTGTTGATATATTCAGAAACATCAGCATGAGTAGTGCGCTTTGATCCGTTTACCTTTACAAGTTCACCATCAAGGATGACTGACTTAACTTCAGAAAGCTCACGTATCTGGCCGGCGATTGCTGGAAACATTCTAGAAACTTCTTTTCCGCCAGATGTAAACATATGGATCTTGCCGGCAGTGTCTTTATGTATAGACAATCTAATGCCATCGTATTTTGGAGATAGTAAATATGATCCGGTTAATTCCTTTAAGCGATCAGCTTTATAGTATTCATTCGACTCAGCGCCGCGGCGATGTGGTTTTAATGGCTTAAAGAATCTACCTGGAACTTTATCTGCAGGAGCTGCTGCACATGCATATACAGATGGATCATCAAAGAAGCGAACTACCTTATCAAGGTCATTAGCAGTATCCAAGAATTGTGCGTCTGGAATATGTCTTTGTACCTCTGCTCTATCATCGGTTGAGCACACGAAAGCCTTAACGGATTTATTATAGAATACAGGGGACTTAGCATCACATGCCTCCAGCCTGGAAAGAACTTCTTCCATAGATAGATTCTCTGGTATGTAAGTGCGGTGTTTTAAAAACTCAACGGTTGATCTCTCTGTATCAGTGGCTCCGGACTCATGTCCTCTTACGTATGTAAACTCTGTAAATTTTTGTCCGCCCTTAAATACAACAGATCCTTCCAATACTTTTTTAATGTCGCGGATTGTTGCGTAGCAAAGCTTTCCTTCGTAGACCTTGCCAAGGCGATGCTTACATGGTTCCTCGGAAGAACCTTCTGCGAATAACGCAGACATATCCATCATGTCTTTTTGACAGATAGAACAAATTGCTTTTGTGTATGTCCATGAAATAGATACTTCTTTCCATGTGCCGGTATCGATCTTAGCGCGGATATCTTCAGCGTCGCTAGTTCCCTTTGCCCAATAAAAATAAGCCTTCACCCATTCTACTTGTTTGCCAGTTTCGTCGTTTAAAAATTCTTTATCTTTACGAGTTACTTTTTCTGCTTTATAAAATCTTGCAAGAGGAGCCTCTTCTTTTTTGTGACCAATCAAAACTGATTGACCAATAATCATTTCACAGATCGCATCTAGGTCTCCGGAATCAAAACGTGTGTAGTAGTAATCAACTAGGTCGTTACATAAATACATTGCGCGGACGTAGATGTCGTCTTTAGTTAAATCTTTCTTTAAAGCTTGTTGACGAATGAGAGCTAGGTCTCCTTCATCCGCTTCCTGTCTATATTGTTGGTCGAGAGAAACTTCGCGGTTTGCTAAAAGTTCTTTGAACTTTATAAGTTGTTCGCCAGCCATTGCATCCCTCCGGTGTAAATTATGTATTTAATTTATTTCCAGAGGCTTTTTGCTCTTTCTGGCTTGTGTAAAAGTTTACCATATCCAAATTTGATCTTCAAGTAAAGACAATGTCGTGAGAGTCCTCGATGTCACGTCTCGACTTTGTCGCAAGTTCGCGCTTATATGCCAACGCATCTGTTACCAACTTAGTGTTGCGTGATTTATATGCTAGATGCAATAGGTCGGATTCCTTTAGCGCAGCAACTTCGCGCTCTGATAAGTTCTCAATACTTAACGGATGCCCAGCCTGGGCCTTGGTTGGCATTGTATCTGGAATGCTCATCATCGAAGTGGCTGACGACATGTACTTTGGATTTGGTCCGTCGAAATCAAAATTGTCATAGCCAAGTTCTTCGGCTGCTTGTTTCTGATTAAGAATACCTTCATTACGTTTAACAACCGCGGCTTTAACTCTCATTAATTCTGATTGTGCTTCGAGCAACGCGCCAACGGTTCTCTTTGTGTCATGCTCAACAAACGCACGGCATGGTGAACCTTTCATTGCTAATTCAAGATTCATCATCCATGATAAAAAGTTCGCGTTGATCTTTTGTACTGATTGAGCGTTGCGCAGTATTAAATCATACTGTGCTGTACCGAACTCTCCGGTTGTGTCGTAGTTGCGGCCGATCATAAATGGAGCAAGCTTTAATCCAGAGATGACTTGTTCTTCGATAGACTTATATGAATCATACCAAACGATTCCGCCGCCACCGCCCTTTGGTGCGAGTGCTTCAACTTTAATATTATCATACACAGCAATGTTGTCTTCAGGATTTAAATTCTTCATAGCCTCAGAGAATTGGTTAAACTGAGATCCAACACGCGCTTTGTATTGATCACTGGACTCCGAAGGCATCTTTGCTGGAGGCGTCATGCTAAATACGTACTTAACGTATCCAGCGTTATGCATAGCTGCAGACATGTCGCGCATTAAATTATTCTGAAGCAATGTTACGAATGGAATTGCCGTTAAGATGGATTGTCCATATATACTGTTTGAGTCAAGACTCATTGGCATGTATACAAACGTTGCTGGGTGTAGCTTAACTAAAGCGTTTGAGTCTGGCCAATATTGATATGGCTCCATAGTAACGCGATCTTTTCTTTTAAAGCGAACCGTCTCTGGTGGTATTGATAGAAATTTATTTATCTGTTGTGCGCCGGTGGCTATCCATAGTTCACCACAGCTTGCGCCAACTGTGAACATGTCGTTGAAGTTCTTGCTGGAAAGAAGATCAAAGCCAGATGCCTTGATGAAATCGTGTTCATAAATGCGTTCGTCAAGAGCATTGATAATCTGTAAGGCTTCTTGCTGTTGCTGCAGTGTTCCGCCTTTAATGATTATCTTTTTCTTTGTATCACAAATCTTACACCAAGCCCATACGCCTGCAGAGATATCTGGAATGGCGTCGCGCAGGAAGCGATATAGCTTAGCCTTAGCTTTGGTCATTGCATACTCTGAATCCTTGAAAGCGTCAAAGGTTAATTGCTGTTGGAATTCATTTGGATCCTGTGCTAAAGATTTTGGTCTTAAGCCATTGGCTTTAACATCTTCAATGTTGGTAACAAAATCTGGCTCTGTAATATCCTTTAGCTTTAAAGGTTCTGGTTTTTTAAATAAAGTTTGAAACAAACTTGGCTTCTGTTGTGATTTATACGGAAGCTTTGGCTTAAAGGTTTGTGGCTTGCCACCAAAGCGAGGCTTGAAGCTGCCGCCCTTTTGTTTATTGAAGCCACCAGAGTTAGGAGACTTATTGTAATCAACAAACTGTTTTCTTTCTTCAGCCATTATAGTTTCACCTTATATTCAGTGCGACGCAATATTGTAGGGTCGCCGTTGTAGAAGTCTAAAGTAATTGTACCATATTTCTTTTCTTCAATATATTTGATTAATGAAAGCATTTTATCAGACACGATTATAGTGTTCTCTTTTGGTGGTGGAGACTCATTGTATTTTTCAGCCATAATTAATTATACCTCTTTCTGTGTTTAGAGAATAGCGATCTTACTTACGCCGCCAGTACTGTGCGAACTTTTCTCATAACTAGCTGCCTTCTTTGCAAGCCCCGCCATAAACACAGAATCAAGCACGCCGCCAGATTCTGAGGCTTCAAGCCCATTAACATACATGTGCCATGCGCATACCATGTTTCTATCGGCATCAAGTATGTGGTCTCGTCCTTTAGGGAACACAATGTTCCCGTGTTGCGTAACGCGATAAACTACATTTGAGTATTGTTCAGCGCGGCCGCGATCCTCACGGAAAACTATTTCCATTGTTTTTAACATAGCGTCTATCTTCGACGTGGCAAACTCTTTTACCGCACGCTCCTGCGGAAGACCCTCTGCAGTGTGGCCAACAACTATCTTGTTGTTTGCGTAAAAACCTTTTATACGTTCAGAGTATTGTTCAGATCTCGCGCACAAGAACTGATACACTGCTAGTCCGTTATTACCCAAGTCGATACCCATCCGGACGATTGGTAGTGTGTTTAGGAAATACGAAACGATGGTGCACTGCGATGGGTAGTCTAAGTTCTCAAAGTGGAATCTACCAAGCGCAACCAGCTTGCCATCCTTTTGGTAATACAGAACTAACTCAGTAGGGTCCGTTGTATAACCCAAGTCACCGCCGGCGAACAATTGAGATATCCCCTCGGCACGAATATATTCTTTAAGTTCCTTCAAATATTCAGCATTGTATGAAGTAAATGTATCGATTACATATCTTTCCTCAGAACTTTCAAAGATTCCCTTTGGAGTGTTGATGAAAATATATAACCCTCTCAATACACATTTGATGTATGCATTGAAGTCGATACCGGTGCGAGACGGGATCGAGTGAAGGCCTAGGAATTGCTGATGGAAGTCCGGGTTATTGAAGTCCGGAAACCCGGTATCAGAATACTCCTTGGCTGCAGACACAACATCATCAAGAGTGATCTGAGGAATAAGCAGCTGCGAGTAATGGTACCACTCCCAGTCTTTACGATCATTTGTGTATTCAAAGAACTTAGATGTGCGCAGTCCGTTCGGAACTCCGTATAGCTTAATCGATGAAAGTCCTCCCGGGTTAAGACAGCGATATAGTTCAACCCAAGCTTCTTTGGATAGGATCTGGTTCTCATCAAGCAGTATGTTCATAACGTGCATACCGTTAACGTTTGTTGGATTAGAGCAGATGGCCGACCAAAGTATGTGGCCATTCTTGAATTCAATACAATATTTCGGCTGCCTGGTTATCTTCTTAATGGTTGAGGCTAGGTACGGGTTGTCTAGGTGGCGCCGAATAATACGCTCCATAAGCGGATGTTCTTGCGACTCACCTTGTACGGCGATTAAAGTCTGTTGTCCTGGATATGTCTGTGGTAACCATAGCGCATCAAGCTCGATCAGCGTCGACTTACCTACGGACCTGGATGACTGACAGGCAACGCGCGGTGCCCAGGTGTTGGCCAAGCCTTCTTGGTAACCACGCAGCTCAAGTGGGTCGCCATTCTCTGTGACCATGTGCTTGTATGCAAAGGCCCGCTTGTCTAGCATATTCAATGCTGTGTGCACCTGTTCGTTGGTTAATCCTGGCCTGGTGCGGATTTTGTGAATAGTACTATTGCGTCGCGCAATACCTTCTGGGTGGTATATTTCTGTTTGATGCGGCTCGCGCTCCATGAGCGTCTTTAGCGGAAGAAACAATGTTTGGTTTTCATACTTGATCTTATAGTTATCAACTAATACAGTCATTACTTACTAACCTCTTTCCAGCCGGTACTATGATATATGTATAGCGTTTGAGTTAAAACATCCATATAGGTGTCTCCCAGTACTGGATGTGTTGGTTTTTGTGATCCAAGGAACTGCCCCGATGGCCTGGCATTTTTATTATTCTGTTTGTCATTTTTAAAAGATTGACAGGTCTCAATACAGCTGGCGGAAGGATCGACTGACTCACCTTCGATCGCGCACGCCAACATGCGCTGGCATTCCTTGCATGCTTCAGGCTTAATGCGCACGCCACGAATAGTGTCGAATAGCGTAGACTTGCCGTGAGCGCGTCCAGATATAGTGACAGAATGTCTGGTCATTTGTTCTTTGCCGCTGTGGTTGCATATTTCTCATCAAGAGTCTTTGCTGTCTTACAGCCAAGCTTCTCATACCCATCTTCATCACAAGTCTTGTATACAGTCGGCTTTGTCGAATCTATTACGCAGGATAATGAATGCCTGCAGTTTTTACATAAAGGAGTGTAGTCTTCGTCTTTAATTATCAGCTTATCAAACAGGCTGTCTCTCGTTACAGAGATTGCATTATATGCATCAGCCGTGTGTATCGAGGCAGGACCAATCCCGAGAGTGTTAAGGTTGTCTGCATTAGATTGTGGTATACCCCCGGCCTTATTAATTAATGCATTGCTTGTTGACAGTGGTTGCTTTTGAAACATACTACCCTCCCCGCTTCTTTAGCATAGTTGCTATCTGTTCTTGAACATACTTACACATAGCTGCAGATGGCATCTCCGCCGGCTTCCGTCCATCAATAGCGCATGATAAGTAGCTATCACACTCTTCGCAGTCTTTTTCGGTTATAGATGTTCGCCCGCGCAAGGGATCTATCTCATCGCCAGGCTTCGGTGTGTAACGAGTTTTTATCATATCTCTACTTCCCCGCGGGTGGTGACCGGAATTAACTTACCGCCCTTGGACTGTAGTTGGTTTCCTTCTTCATCATAGACTATCTCCCCTTCAGGAATAGAGAACTTCCGTTCAGGGGCTGGTTGCTGAGTCTCAACCGGAACACCAGCAATGTCCCCGTACAATTCAGCCAGGTTACCTACCCCTGGAATATCCTTCGGCATTGTGTGTATTTCTTTAAGAACTGCATTAAGGGCTTTCCCGGCGTTGATCTTAACAGTCTCGCTAGCCGCCTCGGCAATCTTACCGGCAACCTTGGCCTCGACTTGCGCGCGCAGTGTAAGCATACTCGACTTGCCGAGGTCTTGGTTTTGTTTGGCAAGTAATGAGTTTGCTGTAATGTTTGGGTTTACAACATAGCGCTCTTCGGTTGTCTCGCCAAACTTTGAGATCATTGACTTTGTTTCGGTAAGCTTCGATCCTTCGGAAGCGATCTTTGCATCGTTACGCATCATAATGATTTCATTGGCTATCAACCGGCGTATGGCCAGGATCTGGGTCATATTCATTGGCAACCCAACCCTGATCGTGTCCGATATCTTAGACATAGCGAGCTGATGGAACATATCTAACTCCGCCGCACATAACTCTCCGGTGGCCTTTGTTGAACAAACTTTCGACACCTTGCACTGCAACGGATCACACTCGGCGATAAAGGAAGTTGCAACCTTATTCATAAGCATCGAGACTGCAGTGCGCAGGTCATACGTCCCTCCGGGATTCCCGGCTTTAAATACGTAGTTGGAATGGTGTTTGCATCTACCGTTAGAGGACGATGGGTGTTCTGTGCATAACTCCCCCGCATCTGTCCTTGAACCACAAATAGCCCTGCCCAAATTCTTTTCCATAACAAGAACTGAGTACCACCAATAGTCAGGCCAGTCCGCCCCGCGGATGGTCCCGTGTGTGCCAGTACTTGCTGCTTCGTTGGATATAAAGAGGGCTGCGAAGTCTCCGTTATACTTCTCTAGCTCGTGAATCATTTCTCCCATTATTACACCTCATTCTTAAGAACCATGCCACTGAGCTCTTTATGAGAGAGCACTCCTGGTGGCGGCCCGTCATCAGGTGTTAGGTCAGGAACATTTATTGGTCTGGAAGTGGGAGCCGGAGGGGCAGACTCAGCGTAATGGGGGGTATGCGCTTCCTCGTGTATATCCCCCTCCGACATAAAAATATCCATATCCATTAGTGCATTTTTGCACACACTAAGAATATGTTCTCCTTCAACGTTCGGAGAGGTGAATAGGCGAAGCCATTTCTCCCCGACCTGTCCGCTTATCATTGAGTGGATAAAGAATGGAACTGCTACACATGTTTTAAAGTATTCTAGTGAAGCCCGGCCGATCAGGATCTTGTCCGATATTGGTAGGTTCTTACACTCCTGCACTGCATAATGCTGTGCGGCTCTGTGAAGATACGAGATAACGCTCTTCGTATCCTCGGTTACTTTATTCTGTCTGTTTATTTCCTCTGGCATTTTGCTTATGCTCCCCCTGTGTGTTTATAGCTTAATTAACTTGCCGGTGTACTTTCCGGCTCTGGCGTTCCACCTGGAGTAATATCCGCTGGGGTCTTATCCATTTGTTCAACACTTATTGCGAACTCGCCCAAAGACTTCTCAAGTATATATTCTATAAGATCTTTATCAAACGCTTTAAAGAATCGAATAAATAAAGTGTCCTGTATCTTATTCAAGAACCTCATCGGTGAGTCTTGAGCTATCTCTGTAAGCTTGTCGCTACATAGCCCAAGTGCTGAATAGTATTCCTCAATATATGCAGGGTGTAGTATATTCAAACACTCTGTGGCGTTTTTTACGATTAGGTTTTTTAATAATATTGTATTAACGCTTTGCATTAACCTACTCCAAATCTTGAAGCAACCGGGGTCACTCCAGATAATTCCTTTTCAATGATCGCATTAATGTTGCTTGTGTTTAAAGCATCAAGCTCCTTGCGGTCGCCCTGTACTTCAATGTTCATGCTTATATTACCAAGTCCTGGGATTTGCGGTTCCGGATCTGCTGATACCTCAACTGCAGGCTCAAACTCTTCGATCATGGGAGTCGCTTCTTTAAGCTTTATCTCGAGCGTCACAACCCTGAACTTAATGTACTCGATCTCTTCGGTTGTTAAGAAGGCCTTTGCAAACACAGACTGCGCAAATACCTTGTTTATGTATTCGCCGGCTTCTGCAATCGCGGACAAGTCCAGGCCTAGGCTTGGAATAATCTCTTTAAATTCTTGTGCCAACTCAGGGCGGATTGCCTTGCACGTAGACATGATAGCTTCGATCAGTGCGTCTGTTGGTGTATAAGCTTCATTGCTTCTGGCGCCATCACTGCCTAGCTTACGCCCGGCCTTTGATTGCATGAGGATATCAGTAAGCTTCGCTATGTCGTTATGATCATAGATGCGCCTGTTATTAAACTGGTTCCGCTTTGGTATCAAGATACCATCTGAATCCAATCTTTGGATAGTCTTAATTGACACTCCGAATTTTGCTGCGATCTGTCCTGTCGTATACATAGTTGCCTCCGATTTATATGCGACATACTAACACAACATGCCTGACGTGTCAAGGCCTTGTCTGGACATTGTGACACAATAAACAAACATGGGCTGCTGTGTGTTTTTGGCGGCGGCGAGCTGGTTAGGAGGTCCGGGGATACTCCATGCCTAGGCCGGGGGTACTCCATGCCTAGGCTGTTGGTACTCCATGCCTAGGCCGGGCATCGTGCGCGCGGAAAGTTTGATCAATCATATATTTCCGGACATAGCAGTTCCGGCCTTTCGCGCACGGAAAAAGTCCCAGAGGAGGCGCCGGGAAACATATGTATATATTTTATTATTATATCTATATCCGGTCTGACGGGGTATCTACATATTATTATCTTATATATAAATAAATAGAGAGGAGGTTGAACTAGTTCGTTACAGTTCAAGAAGAAAATAAATCAATAGGAGAAAACAAATGTTAAATACAAATAATGTTCTTAAAAATTTCTTTGGATTCTTTAGTATTATATGTGCATTAGCTGTAATGCACAGTATTAATCAAGCTAGAGCTACAGAATATATGTATATAGTTGATATGAGTATTTATTATATTCAGTTAGGATTCTTAACTACTATGTCTATTATGTTTGGTATTGGTAGTGTAGTTAGTTATTATAGAGATGATCTCTCTAACTCCTAACCCTACTAAGAGTAGATATATATAATATATATAATATACATATACTAAGAGTAGAGATTAACTAATCTCTACTCTATCTACTAACTAATACTATTCTCTAAATATATAAATCTAATTATAGATTTATATATAAAAATATATATTAAAAATATATATTTAAAAACTACTCTACTAAGAGTAGTTAACTAAAAGTAAGTTCACTTACTTAACTCTAGACTAAGCTCTGCTTAGTCTCTGACCAAGCTCGCTTGGTCCTTGACTAGGCCAAGCCTAGTCTCTCTCTGTCCGCAGGACAGTCCTTGATTAGTCGCAGACTAATCATTGCATATGCCTCGGCATATGCTCTGCTTAATTATAACGTATTGATTGGGGTGTAGCCCTAGTGGCGTCTGAACGTGTGCATATTGTACGTAAGATAAGACCTGGTCCTCCCCTAGAACTCACACTAAATAAGATTCACTGAATACGGATGACGAATTGCCTGTTCAGAATTATTATCGAGATACCTACAGTCCCTGGCTAGCAAAGTGATGTTCAAGTCTATGTTGATGGAATGCGTCTAAACATACCCTTATCAGTATCGTGTTACCACACATGTTAATCGTTTATGTTTCTTAGTCTCAAATAAATTAAAAGGAGTAAGTCATGAAAAATATCTTAATAGTAATAGTCATTATTCTCAATCTAGTTACATTGTATACGGTTACTAATCATAGTCACGAGGTTATTGTTAAAGAACGAGTTGTTGTTAAAGAAATCGTTAAGGCTAAGCCCACTACTGAGCCAATGTCTCTCGAATCAGCAAAGGCTGTTCTTTCGCTCGATGGTTACGAAGACTTCAAGATCATAGACGAATTACCTTGTGACAATAGCTTAACCATCGTTAAGCCAATCAAGGAAGGAGGTTACTTGGTATTAATCGCAAGTAAGTAGTTATGAATATCAAAACAAAGGAGGTGAAACCAGATGTTTAAATATTATATCGCTAAATGTGGAGTATATGTAGAAACTATATATACAAACTCAATTACTGCAGTAGAAGGTTATGTATGTGCCCTAGGCAAAGACTATTCCTTTCATAAGGTAGCCTAAGCCTCGCCTAGGCCTGGACAAGCCTACGAACTGTCCACGCCAATACCCTGGATACCAGGTGAGGTATAGGAGAATTAATTATGAAAATTTTTAGTAAAGAATTAAATAGAGTTATTATGGATAACCCAGAAGTAACCATAGATTATGCAATTAAATTTCTTTTAGATGGAATTGATATGGAGGCCGGGCCAGCTCAAGGTTTCATTCGTTTAACCGATGCATTGTTGGAAATAGCAACTAACTTTACGTTTACTAATGACGATGGTACACACGTTTTAATCTAATCCAACGCCTAGGCCTGGACATGCCTACGAACTGTCCAAAATAATCCTAAGGAGTAAATAATGATTAATTACACTAAAGCTAAAGAAAGATATGTATCGTTAAGGAAGACCTATAAGAATCCCTGGCCAAAACTTGCTCAGGAGTTCGGGTATAACCCACGCACTGATCTTGGCCGATTCACTATCGATTACAATAAAGCCAAGGCAATGTGGCACGGTCAGATCGAGCTTAAGTTCACTGAAGATGTTAAGTCAGACTTTATCACTGCAGGTGAGTGTCAGGATTAAGATCTACACAGCGTCGCCATTGCACGCTCGGCCAGTCTACGCGGGGCCCCTGCCCCTGCTCCGCTTAGGCCTCGCTGTTCGCTGCGCCAGTCTCGGCCTAGGCCTGGCCTATCCCTCGCATCCCTCCCCCGGGATGCTCGGCTGGTCATCGCCTAGTCCTCGCTTAGGCTACGCTATTGTCCTAGCATAGGCACAGCGTGTCCGGCGCAGGCGCGGCGCTTCGCGCCGCCGGCGGCAGTAGCCGCCGCTGCAGCAGAGCTGCAGGCCTGGCCTAGTCGGCGACTAGCCGCGGGCGTTGCGTAGAATACGCCAAGACTTGCGAAGGAATGCGTTGACTTGCGCAGGAATGCGAAGGAATGTCCGTGCTTAGGCCATGACTAGGCTGGGGCTAGTTAAAGATTACTTAACAGTCACTCATTTTCTATGTCCACATTGTCCATCTGTTTTCAAATTCAAGACACTCTCTTTGCCAAAACAGTAAAATAAACATGTGAATTCAGTCGGTTCAACATTGCTTTTAAATGTATATTTTATGCAATAAAGTCTATGGCAGAGGAACATATGTCTAGTCTTATTTATGCTGTACCTACAATAAAAAATAGCATAATAAAAATTAAAAAAGAATGTCACATTGTCTACATTGTCGCTAGAGACCAGACATGTGCAGTTTATGGCGTACCTATAAGGAATATTACATAATTAATTACATTAATGTAATAAGTAAGGTTTTTAAAAAAACACACTGAAAAATTCCCTATACCTACGCCTTTTTTTCCCCTAAAAATATACGATGAGACTAAATTCATATATTATTTTTTTTTAGCG